TTTCTCGGTTTAATGTTTTTAAATAGTATTTTTGCTTTGATCAAATCTATGCTTACGATACCGTTTTCTTGCAATATCTTGTGTGCACCCATATTATTGATCAAATTGTTAGGATTTTCAATTTTTTCATCAATTTTCTTGATTTGCGACCCGCTCAAATTATTTAAGTCTAGATGAACAAGTTTCCAATTCCTCCTCACTAATGCCTCTTGGGTTGAGCAGCTTAGTCTATCTAGTATTTTCAATTTTTTTATTTTTTTTAACTCTTTGACATCATCAAAAAATTCGTCAATCAGGTAATCATCTTCATTTAAAAATCTAGGAAAGTATTTAGAAAGAGTTTTATATGAAACACCTTTTACACCTGGAATGTTATCACTACTATCGCCTGATATTGACTTTGCTAAGCAAAAGTTGTTTGGGTGTATGCCAAATCTTTGAATAACTTTCTCAGTACCGACAAAAGATTTAAGTGTTGGTGACCAGATAACTAGATCTTTGTCAATTAGTTGATAGAAATCGTGATCTGAAGAGACGATAATTTTGTTTTTTTGCTTAAGCTTATACTTCGATAAATACCCGATTGCGTCGTCAGCCTCAGCATCTTCGACGTATATTTGGGTAACTGGGAACTTACTTAACAAATCTATCAAAGTCTTAATTTGGTAATTTCTATTTTGCAAAGTATCGGGTATGTCATCGTAGTACCTATTTAGAGAAGCTGGGCGACTCCCTGTTTTGTATTCTGAGTAAAGCTGTCTTTTTCTTTTAGAGCCTCCTGCTTCCCAAATGACATAGACAGCTTCTGGGTTTGACCTCTCTACAATCTTAAGTGTATTGTTAAAGAAGCCAACGACACCACCAATCTGCTCTCCATTTTTAGACATTCCGGGATGCGCAACGTAGTGTCGTGTAAAAAGATTATATGCGTCAATTATTACAACTCGATTAGATATCGACATTTAATTCTTCTGCCAAAGACTTAATTTCCTCATAAGATTCTGGGTTTATATCTAGCCCTTCTTCTGAGGTTAATATCTTGACCATGGCTTTTTCAATTAATATATCTAAATAGTCCTTATATTCCGGGTCTTCTAAGATTTCATCAAAGTCAACTTTTCTAAATTTCTTTTCAACAATACTTTTTCCTGTATTGACATCAGTTACAGTGAGAGTTTTCCAACCTCCTGTACCTGCGGCTTTTATTATGACATCGTCACAAACTTCTTCACCATGCTTTCTTAAAACATCGAAAAGTTCTTCGTGTTCAACAATACCTTTTCCAAAATGTATTTGAAAGTTTACTTTCCGGAATGGCGGCGCGACTTTATTCTTAACAGTCTTCGCCCAAACTTGAATACCGATAACATCATCCCCGTCTTTGATTTGCTGTCCCGCTCCCAGTTTGATTCGTATAGATGAGTGAAAAGGGATCGCCTTACCTCCGGGTGTAGTATCAGGATCTCCATACATAACTCCTACTTTAGTTCTAATTTGGTTTAAAATAACAAACAAGCTATTAGTTTGCCCAATAACTCCTGTTATTTTTCTCATCCCCTTACTTATCGCCCTCGCTTGCAAACCTATCGATTCTTTGTCATAGTCACCTAACAATTCTGCTTTTGGTGAAGAAGCTGCAACTGAGTCCCAAATTACAGTAACAGGAACGTCTTTTTGAAGTGCTTTGGCCTTCAATATTGTTTTTTCTGCGATTGAAAGCACTTCTTCAGTGCAATGCGTATCGACATAAACAAATCGACTAGAAACATCGACACCTAAATTTCCTAAATTTTCTACAGAAGTTGCATTTTCTGTATCTATATAGACAACTATTCCTCCCATTTTCTGGGTACTTCTAGCAATCTGTGTTGCAATGTGAGATTTACCGATTGAGGGTGGACCAAATATTTCAACAATTCTGCCTTCAGGAAAACCTCCATCTTTTCTATTTGAACATATATAATCTAGCATTCTTGATCCTGAACTAACCCATCTTTTGACATGGGTTGGGCTTTCATCTTCTGCTAAGTTATATGCTACTCTACTACCATGATCTTTATTTAAAGACTTGATCAAGTCTTTTGTAAAGTTGTCTGACATTGATATCTCCTTTTACTTTTATTATACTGTAAAGTTAACAAGTATTCAAAAAAAAAGGGAAGACATGTCTTCCCTTTTAAAAAATGATCAAACTAAATCATTCCATTAGATCAGCAAAAGCATCGTCTAAGCTATTGTATGCTTTATTGCTTTCACTTAACTGCGTTGTTGGATTACCTGATCTTTCAGTTATTGAATTATCATCATCCTCGTCATCTGAATCTGTTAACCAGTCGTTGATAATTTTGCTTAACTCATCATATGACTTAAGTTGAAAGATGCTGTTGACGTCGGGAATATCGTTTAACCACTCTTTTGCCTTTTCTTTTTCATTAGAAAGTTTTGACTGGCGGCCGCGAGGCATTACTTCTGTCATTGCCCACTGCTGTCCTGGGTTTTTAGAACATACAACTTTAATGTCTCTTCCCTCTAAAGGATCTGTTATGTCACCATAATCTTCGTCTAGCATTAGGGTTAGTAGTTTTTGATAAACAGTCTTACCAAAACCCCAAAGCTTTACACCTTCACTTTCTTCACCTCGAACAACACATGCAGCATATACTCTCATTTTTGGATAGAGTTTTTTTGCCATTTCATATGATTCTTTAGTACCCTCATCCCTAAGTTTATTAATAAGCTCTTGGATTGGATCTTTTTTTCCAAATTGAGAAGGCGCTAGAAGTCCTCTTTGGCCTGGAATATTGTAGTAGAACATCAACTCCTTAAATGGTTGCCCGTCATTATCTGGAAAAGATATCAACCTCACTGTGTGTTCTTCACCCTCAATAGGTTTCCACATAGTATTTCTATTTGTATTATTACCGCTAAGCCTGTCAAGTTTCTTCTTGATGGCACTAAAATCAATTGCCATTTTTATCTCCTAATGTAAATTTTAATTTGCAAAACTTAATGCTTAATTTAAGCTAAGTTAAAGGCAAAAACAGTATAATACAATAGAAGATAAATTACAAAATTATTTTTTGTTACCCATTGTTTTTTTTGCAAAATCTTGAAACTTTCTTGCGTCTGTGGCCGTGTATATGCTGGCTTTCCCACCGTTTTGAGCACTGTTACCAACTTTCATACCTAAGGGTAGTGGTGCACCACCGACGCCACCAGAAGAGAATTCTTCTAAACTGTCTTCGTCGTATTCATCTATGTCTTCATCTTTCATATCTTTGTATACTTCATACAAGCTATACTTTTTATTTAATGTCAAATCAAAAATTTCATTTGTCAAACTTTTTAAGTCTAGATCTGATGCGATTTTCTGAATTTCTTTGGCGGACTTAGCTAGATCTGCATATTTCTTGTATGCTTCTGGTGAATAATCTGCATAATTCTTTTTAAGAAATTCGTCAAAAGGTGTTCCTGGGATTGCGTCAAGTCCCATTTCCGCTTTTTCTTCATTTGTATCCACATCTTTATATACTTTAAACATGTTGTGAACTAAAGTTAGATTTGACAATTTCTCTGGATTAATTAAAAGATCTGTGTTTCCAGTAAAGTCAAGTATTTTTTGAGGTACTTTTAAAAACATCGAAGCAGTTCCGCGGAGAAGATTTTTTAGTGACATTCCCTCTTCAGCCTCAGCTCTTAATTTCATTTTTGATATCATCTGAGAATACTCGCCGACAATAAAGTCAGGAAGTGTGCTAAAAGTTACAGCACTAAGACCAACATTTAAATAAAAACCTTGTTGACCAAATGCTACATCAGCAAATCCTACAAACTCCATTATAGCATCTTTTACGTATTTGCAGAGTATTACGTATTCTGATTTTAACTTTTTAATGTCGACAAAGTTGACATCTAGTTCTGGATAATCGTTTAAATTTCTAATTCTATTTGTAGCTTCAATAAGATTGTTTCTTAATGTTTCTTGGTCTGAAATTTTACCTTCAGGCTCCAAAAAATCATTACCTAATTCTACCCCAGATAGCTTACTTAATCTTGATGTGAAAGATCGAGTTAAACGCCGCATGTTATATACTGTATATGTAAACTTCCCAAAAGCGAAAAGATCTCCAAATATCGGTATAGACATTGCTCCACTTTTAATTGTTCCGCTCAACATATCAAAAGGAGCAAACTCCTTAAGTAAGTTTTTAGTTTCGTCTTCTGGCATTTCTTCTTCCTCTTCTTCCTCTTCCTGCATTCCTTTGTTGACTCTTTGCATCGTTAGTCGAGAATAGCCTGAATCTGCAGACATTCTCGGCCCTCCGTTACTTGATCCGTATCTAGGGTTTGAGGGATAATCGCCTAAGTCATAGCTAGGGTTGAGATTGATTTCTTTTATCTTTTTCATACAAATATATATATCTTCAGACTTTACTAGTTTCAACTCGAAGTTTTATCTTTGTTTTTGGGTCTATGATATATCTAATTTTTTCTATTTTTTCTATTTCACTATCAGGAACTTGAACTAAAATTGCATCATGTATCACAGCCACTAAGTCTAGGTTATAATTTTTAACTAGATTTAAAAATGCTAAACAGCAATAGTCAGCAGAAGAAGATTGTAACCAATAATTGACAGGAGACTTTATATCATAGATTGGACGTCCATACAGATTGTAGAACTTTCCACGCTTGCTATGTTCATCTATTATACTCTTTTTAATTTTCTTCAATTGAAAATGATCATGTACTGCCTTAATATCAGTGTCAGACATACCGGAGAGATTTTTAACTTTTTGATTTGTTGCACCATAAAGCGATGATATTACTGCTATCTTTATTTTACCTCTGGCGATATCGTCAGTACTAAACAAACTGTATATGTCATCTGAGGTTTCTCCATATAATACGTGATGAAGAAAAGCCGGCTCACAAGATTTTACGTCTATTTCATACAAAGTGTGATTATCTTTTACTTTAATTAATTTTCTGTCTTTTTTCTTCATGGTAAGATAATTTTTACCTGCAGTAATTTTCATTCTTCCAGTTGACGTGTTAACATGATCATACTTCGATCCAGTTACTATTCTAGTCAACCTGTATCTTTCTGGCAGGACTTCAAAAAAATAAGAAGATATATCGTTATCTAAAAGGATCTTTCTAAAGTCTTTTAAAAATTCTTGTCTGGAAGTTAAAGGTGCAACTTTGTAATAGTTTTCTGATTCTTTGACATTCAGCGCCCTTAAGAGTATATTGTTTCTTTCATACAAAGTCTTAAATTTAATTTTATTGATTGCTGTGTAGTATCTAAACATACAATCATCTAATGTATGATTATGATTGTTTTCAATAATAAATTTTTTTCCGAAAGTTTGCGATAATTCAATGTTGATCTCTGAAAACTTAGTTACTTTATGTATGCTTTTCATTTAAATGCCTCTCTATTTTTATAACATAAAACGCTATAATTTACAAAATTAAGTCCAATTAAGTATTTAGAGATTCTATTGCCTTACTTACTTTCTCTCTTATGCTAGAAACCTCACCTTGCCCAGCAAAAATAAGATCAACTTGTGTTGAAAAATCACCAGCTGTAATAGAGTGTCTGACTGATTTAACTGTGTATATGTTGTCTAGAGTTGTATTTGTCCCGAAATCTATATATATTTGATTTCCTCGCTGAATGTAAGGGTTGCCTAGCATTGTCACACTCACAGTCGCCGGCACTACTGTCATTTCATCAAAATTATCGTATGGATTATCATCTTTCTGTGGGTTTCCTTTGTTCGCGATGGAACTCACTAATATAACTTGACTTACATTGTTACTTACATTTGATGTTACATTGATGGATTTAATTGTCCCGGTACTAGCACCGTAAGTAATAGACGGGTAAGCTCTTTTAACTGATTGCTTTATGACACTAGGGTGTGAATCTATAACATAGTTTTTAAGTTTACCTTTAAACTCAGCTCCGGAGATTGATGGATCTACGTCTTTTGCTTTGACGTCTTTACTTACAGGGGCATTAGAACTTTGAACGACTGCTCTACCTGCAGATCCTTCAGTCAAAAGGCTGTTTAAAAAACTCTCAAACGGTCTAGACATAGCTTCTTCATCGTATATGTGTACTCTGCAAATTGCTTTTTCGTATTTAGCCTTGTCGCTCAAGCTATTAGCTTCTCCGGATATCGCTTTTTTATCTTCAACTGAAATGCCTGTTAGAGTTTCCATGTACATGCTAATATTTGGCCTTACAAAAGTTGTGAATTGGGGAGGTCCTCCGTCTCCTGAATATATTCTTGTACAAGTTGACTCTATCCCTTCTTTTCTTTTTTCTTTTGACAGTCTTTTTGCAGCAATTATTTCCTGTTCTTTTGTTTTTAAACCTTCAGAAGCACCTTCGTAATCTTCTCCTTGTTGTTCTTTTTCCCTTGTTTGCTCTTTTTTTAATTCTTCAATATTCTTTTCTAGCGCTGCTAGTTCCTCTTCGTAAGTTTTATATGCACCAGCCAACCCATAGGTTGTATTTTTATTGTTTCTCATAATTTTTCTTTCAATTAAATTAAAAAATGAGTTAATTGTCATATTGGGATTTTTAGATAGTTTTTTGACGACAACCTCAAACAGCTCATCTTTGTTTATAGGAAAACTAGCAGTTGTGTGCATTCTTGCTCCGCCGGCTTTTGTATTGAAGGGGTAAAAAAACATTTGTACTTCATCAAAAAGACCTGACATCGCAAGTGAATGACCAATAAAACTCATAAACACTTTACCCATCGACACGGTGTTTGTTGTTTCGTCAAGTTTTGTAAAACTAGCACCGGCTGGAGGCGTTTTAAGTTTTTCTATGGCTTTTTTTATAGAAGATCCAGGAGTTGATACGCCAGAAGACGTAGAAGAATCCCCTATTTTATCAACAAAATCTGCAACTGCTATCGAAAAAGGATCTAGTGACAGATCTGATATATCTTTGGGGAGTGATTTTGTTAAAGCATACAGTTTTCCGTAAATTAGCTCTGTAGCGTTTTGGTCATCCTCAGTAGCAGCTGACTCTATCCTTTTTTTAAGTTCGGTCTTTGTTACACTCGTTTCAGTATCTGCTATTAGTTCTTTCCCGTCCGGGCCAATTAGGTTTGCCAACGCTTTAACAAATTCTTTCTTATCAAGCTTAACAGACTTTTCTTTAATGTCTTGATAATATTTACCTACGATATCTGTGTATTGCTTATAGGTGATTAAAGAAGTGTTTGAAACAGTATTTCGCTGACTCACATTTAAAAGGTGTCTTACTTCTTTGTGGCGCAAAGTATTTTTACTCTTGTCGTCTTTGATGTTATCACTATTATCCTCTAGTATTTTGTCAATTACTCTTTTAATTGTTGGTTTAAAAACCGTTAGAGGAATCTGTGCCCCTGCAGCCGCAGATATTGACCTGGTTTCATCACTACCATAACACGCTAGAGAAAGGCTGATTTTTACTGTGTTGCCATCACCAAAACTAAAGTTAGAAGACTTTACTGTATATACACCTCTGTCTCTAGAGGAATTTAAAAATTGAGCTACTTTGTTGTCAGAGTAACCGGTCGGGCTTCCTTCCGGATGACTCCAGCCGTACTCTATAATTATTTTAGTTAATCCGAACTGATTTGGCGCCACCAGGCTAGCTATGTCAGGCAGTCTAGACCGATCGTGTAATGTAAGCTCCATAGATGCGACCTTGCTTGAAAAGAGACCCACTCCCATTCCTGATATGTCAACAGAAAGCGAGTTTAATGTCAAAAAAGGTGATATTGGCTCAAGAACGTGGTTTCCCATCGCCGTACCTTTTAAGTCGGACTGACTACTGTTAATGTTTGCATTTGACATCATTTGTGGTGATGTGAATATATCCATGAGGCTTACGTCAACTGCAATATTTTCATTAAAGTTGTTGTTGTTAAAAATAGAATTTAAACCTTCAAATCCATGTGGTTTGACTTTCATCAGTCCTATGTTCTGGTCTAAAGTATAAGATTGTCTGTCACCCGGGTCTGGCTTGACATACCTCATAAATGTCACGTTATTCATTTTTTTAGGTTGCGTCTCGTCTTGTAAAGTTACAACTGCTAAATTTATGAAAGGTACACACCTAGACATTTCAAGAGGGGTGATTGCGTTAAAGAATATGTTGATTGGATCTGAATTTCTAGCCGTGATCCCCATGTTAGGTTTTCTGATAACAAAAGCGCCTAAACTAGGATGACTTAGCCGGCTAGCGTTTTCAGGAAGTTTGCTAGTATCGCCTGTTTTTCCATCGTTAATATAGATTGTTTGCTTTTCGAATTTTGGTTTTGCAAAATGACCTGTTACAGGAACCTTTAGTGGATTTCCTTTCTTATCTTTTTTCTTAGGATCATCCTTTAAAAAGAATTTATCTGTTGAAAACTCTGATAAAACTTTATTTGTGTATTTAGCCTTGACAGGAGATACCAAGTTTCTCACGCTGACTTTGTTTGAGCCGTTTTTATGCACAGATGAAATAAAGTTAGGTGAAAAGTCATTTCGGACAGTTGAGCCTAGAAAGCTGTCCTTACTGTTTTCATAATAAACAAGCAGTGTCTTTGAAAGATCTACGTTTGGAAGAGAGGGGAAAGCTGCTCCGGAGACAAGATCCTTCATGAGATATGCACTCTTTGTACTATCAAGTAAATGAAACATTATTTCATCTTTGACAATTTCGTCTTCTGTTTCCTGCGACAAAAAGTCGTACTTAGACAAAAAAGAATTTATAATTTTCTTCTGTTCTTCATCTCTAGAATCCATAAAGCTAATTAAATTATTGCTAGTGCCACCCCCGGCGATAAATCTTCTAAATTCTTTAACAATTTCTAGAAAAAGCTTGGAGTCTAATTTTGTATTTGACAAACCAATCATGATAAAACACTCAGTACATCTGATAAATTAGTCGGGATTCTTATTAAAGTCCCGGGAGGTACTTGCAAAGCCCACCCAATACCACTAGCTGCAGCAATTACCCACCAATAAGAACTTCTTTGGTATGCCAAACCTG